TTACCTTCACCAATCAATGCGAGCGTCGGCCCCGTGGCGATTCCGCCCTCGGCGAGCGCGGGAATGCCGCCCATGCCGTCGGCTTTTTTCGAGAGCGATGTTTTGATTCCCGAAGCGAGCGCAACCAACGCAATACCGGCCGCGATGGCGACATAGGGGTTCAGCGTTTTTAGGGCGACTTGAATCCCCAAAAGTGCGATGCCGGTTTGGATTGCCATTTCACCGACCGATTGCAGCAATCCCGCCAACGATTGCAATGCAAACATTCCAAAGTTTTGAATGCCTTGGCCGCCCGCGATTGAGGCGCCAATCATTTCACCGATACCGATCACGAACGATGTCGCGGCGCCAGTAATTGCGGACGAAATGTTTTTGGACATATCTTGCGCGGCGAGCGACATTTTCGCGAACCCCGCGGGTATATTCACGAACACTTCGGGTTCTACCAAATCCTCCATGTCGATCGGTTCCATCGCTGGCAAGAATTGCAAATCTTTTTTGAATGCGCCCTCAAACTCCGCGAACATTGCTTGGTTGAATTGCTTTTCTAAACTCGCCAATCGTTCGACCTCGGCGTTCAAATCGAGGAAACTTTTTGTTAATTTGTCAACCTTTGGCACGGCACCATCCGCGGCCTCGCCAATGGCCTCGGTCGTGGTTGCGGTCGTGGCCAACGTTGGATTCATTTCCTCTAACTTGCCAGCCGCTTCGCCAACGCCCCCGAACATTTTGGCGACGTCGCGTTTGACTTCTTTGGCAACCTCGGAAATTGATTTGAGTTTCGGAACGGCCTCGGTTTCTAATTTTTCAAACAATTCGATTTTGACGGAATCCATACCGAGCGCACCGGCGACATTGTTAAAGACGCTTAATAAATTATTTAGAATCTTGATTCCGAAGTTTGCCAGCGTTTTGATTGCGTTCAACGCGATCACCTTAAAGGCTTCGAAATTGTAGCCGACATATAGCGCAATCGCGCCGAGCGCCGCCAATGCCGCCACTACAATACCAATCGGGCCAATCAGTATTTTAAGCCCTTGGAATGCAATAAAGCGCAATGCCGCCCCGATCTTGGTGAGGTATGGCAGCATCAAAATAAAGTTTCTTTGCAGCAATCCGAACGTGAATAATAGCGGCCCGATTGCGGCGAGCAACGCAGCGAATGCGACAACTAAAACCTTTATGATTGCCGGAGCGTTGTTTAATGATTGAAAAATAGAAGTCATCATTATCAAAAACGGACGCAATACAACCGATACGATTTGCCCGATTGATAATGCGAGCGCCTCAAGCGAACCCATGAATTCATCCATTGTGCCGCCAAGGTTGTCGCGCACAACGTCAGCGAATTTCTTTGCCTCGCCGGACGAATTTTCCAATGCTTGAGTTAGTGCTGGTAATTTATCGGCATTTTGTTGTAATACAATCAACGCAGTTTGAGCGGACATTCCAACCTCGTCCATCGCGTTTTCCAAACTTATTCCGCGTTTGGAAACTTTTTCGATTTTTTCGGACAATGTTCCGGATTCTTTGCCTAATTCCGACAAAATACGACGCATTGACGTTCCCGCTTGAGAACCTTTTATATTGTTGTCACTTAAAATACCGAGCGCCGCGGTAGTTTCCTCAAGTGATATGTTTGCGACTTTAGCAACTGGCGCAACATATTTCATGGAATCGGCGAAACTTTCCATGTCCAAACCCGATTTGTTGAACGCCATCGCCATCACGTCGGCGACACGCGCCGTTTCCGACGCATCCAAACCGAATCCTCGCAATGTTCCGCCAGCGACCCCAGCCGCCGTTGCTAAATCCGAACCAGCGATTTGTGCCAAATACAAAGTTGATTCCGTTACTTTGTCGATTTCAGTTGCGGTAAATCCAAGTTTACCAAATTCCGTTTGTAATTCCGCCACCTCGGTAGCGGTGAACGCAGTAGATGCGCCAAGAGTTTCCGCATTTTTTTTCAGCATTTCAAATTCACTTGCTGATGCCCCCGTAACGGCTTTAACTTGTGACATTTGTGCTTCAAAATCCGAAAAAACTTTAACTGATAACGCGCCAATGGCCGCAATCGGCGCGGTTAGTTCAAACGTTAACTTTTTGCCGGTTGCTTGCATTTTGCGCCCCGCTTGATCGAGTGCGCGCTCCGCCTTATTTAGTCCCGAAATTAACGGGGCAATGTTCGCGAAAAACCTTAAATTGATTGAACTTAAATTCATGACTTGCCAAACCTTTGATTGTGTGCGTCTATGACCTCGCCACGCGTCCAAACGTGTTTCGGGCCTAAACGTTTATCTTCCCACGGGAACCGAATTAAATCGGTCGGCTTCAAACGTTTCTTCGTGTGTGGCGCTATATTGACCGACGCAATCCATCGCGCTCGTTCCCATTCAGCGCGATATTGTTGTTCCAACTTTTCGGAATAACCCCGCGAAGTATTTGAAAACTCCCGCGGCGTCATTGCGTAAAATTGCGACGGCGACAAACCTATTTGACCAAACGCGTACGCTTCAAGTGAATCCCAAGTGGGCAGTTCAAAATCGCCGTTGCCGTCGATGCTTTGGCCGGTTATTTTTTTTCTTCTTCTGAATTGAATTGACGGCCGAAAATTTCGAACGACTTTTCCAAAATTGACGAATCGTCGTCCAACAAATCGGCCACGTCGTCAATCGCCATTTTGAATGGCATTTTGTCCTTTCGTGCGCCGTCTTTGAACCCGCACCAAACCAGCGTGATCGCTTGGTCGAGTGTTATGTCATTTTGTAAAGACGTTAGTGCCGCGAGCGGCATTCCCGTTGCGCGTGAAAATTCACGCAATGCGTTAAATCCGAAACGGACTGGAAAACGCTTGTTGTTTGTTTCGATGTATTCAATCATAAAAGTAAAAAAATGGGGGCGTTTCCGCCCCCGTTAATTGTTAGGCGTTTGTTGCTTCGGTCAACGCTCCGCTTCCCTCAAACGAGAATGAGAATGTCGCGTTGTCTTCAACTCCCGCTTCTTGATCCAAAGACGTGATATATCCACGGCCGGAGTAACTTTTTTCGGAGGCAGTAACCGAACCAAATTTGACGTACAAATTCGTGCGTCCAGTCCAATATCCAAAAATGTCGGAAAATCCGTCGGCACCCGTTAAAGAGTACACGACCAATCCGTCGCCGGCTAATGACCAAGAGCGTTGTCCGCTCAAAAGTTCGCGGAACCCGGCGGAATCTTTGTTTGAAATGTCACGGGTTTCCATTGATATTGACAAACTCGCGTTTGTCATGCGACCTACTTCGTCGTAAGTCACGCCGTCCGTACTGAATTGGATCAATACGTCGGTTGCGTTCATGATTGCGGTTGATGCTGGCATGATGTTTTATTTTTTAAGGGGTTTATTTTCGATGGTTGCGTCGGCCTCGTCCTTTGCGACGAACCCGGCGGCTTTGAGTTGTTCGGCCGTATGGTTTGGAACCATAACGAACGAACCTTTGGTGATCACGCGCTCGCGCATAACTTCCCAATCTTTTGTTAGTTGTACTTTTATCATAATTTAATGATTCTAAAAATTAGGTCAACTTGCTTGGCGAAAAATCGTTCGTCGTCTGAAAACAAATCCCGTTCCCCGTCAAATTTACAACTTTGAACGGCAACGTCCAAAATTATTTCGCGCATCCGAACAAAGGCCGAACGTACGTTGTCGACACCAGTTGCCGTGTCTGAATAGTTAGTCGAAACCAACGTGATACGCACGTCGATTTCGTCAATATGCGAATCGGAATCCTTCGACCGCGTGGGTGAATTATTGATCACCTCATAGATTGCGTAGGGCGTCGTTTGGCCTTGTGCGCCGACGGCTGGAAACACGCGGCCGCCGAACAACGCCGCGAGGTTCGCGTCGCTTGTGAACTTGGATTTTATGACCTTACCAATCATTCGACGGATTTGTTGAATTCAGTTTCAATGTATTTTTTCGCGTCCATGGTAAATTTAGCCATTACCAATTCTTTGGTTCGGGCCTTTGCGCGTTCCGCAAACCCGCGGTTTTTGCCGCCGTAGTTGCCCGACGTGATGTTTCCGTAGTTGATAAAGTGCGCGAACCATCCGCCCTTTTCGGGGTCTTTGAATGAACCCTTCACGCGTGGGCCGACCCAATATGCGGAAAACAAACGGGCGTTGTTGACCTTCGATTTTCCGATACCAATGGATTTCGCCAACGTTCCGGGTTTGATTTCCGCGTACAAACCGCCGTTGCGGTAAATTTTGAACGTTTCGCTTGCGTCTTTGATTTCGGCCCTCATCGCATCGCGCGTCAACGCCATCGCATCGCGTTGCAGTTTGCCAAGGTCGCGGGCGTCAATCACGTTTGAAAATTTGTTCAATTCACGAATCACGCGAGAAAATTCTCGGTTCAATTCGGCGCCGTCAATTCCAATGCCATCAGCGTCACCGCCTTTGTGTTTGTAATTACGCGCCATTGTCCGACAATTTAGTATGAATCTTCATTGTATGTTTTCGCGCGTCGTCCGAAATAATAGATTCGATTTCGTAAATCTTTGAGCGGTAAAGAATCCGCATTTGTTCGTTGATGTCGCTGCGCCAGCGGATCACGAATTGAACCCGCCGTTCGGCGATTAGTTGATAAGACATTTCACCTTCGACGCCCGATTTTTCTTCGACCTTCGCCCATACGGCCGCCAAGGTTGTGAAATCGACGCGGCGTTGCCCGAAATAATCTTGGGCGATGCCGCCAAGTTCGTCTTGGATTGCGTCAACGACGCACGATTCCGAAACCAGTTCGCCGAAATCGTTTGTCACGCGTTGCTCAAAGGTATCAACAACGGCGACCACGCTCGATTCCGCGGGAACGAACGATTGAATCACGATGCGCTGGTCGAAATCGCCGGGGTTCATCGCTTAAAATGAAAAAACTCGGTAGGGGTTCCAAAGATATTCCGACGCCGTTGGCAACCGCTTCACGGAATCCGTGCGGTTTTCGTACATATCGGCAATGACCAAAAGCATTCCTTGTTTGAGTGCCGCCGGAACCGACGCGGCGTTGGCGTACCCCGCAACGTAGCGAATGAATACGGCGTTTATTGTTTCGTATGTTCCAAACCAACCCGCGTCGGGTGAAATGCGGGCGGGTCGGGAAATTAAATCGACTTTGTAGTCGTTGGCGTTTGCCGTGATGGTTGTTTCGTTTCCGTCAATATATTTGACGTATGTCACGGCCGTAACTGGCGAGCGTGACAAATGTATTTCGTCTTTGTAGTCCCCCGAATACGTTGGGAAATCGTCGAAGTATTCTTCGAACGTGGTTGGCATCAGCGCCAACCGAGTGAATGATTCGCACAATTCACGGGCCGCGGAAATA